AGAAAAGAAAACCTGGAGTAAATCCTAATAGTGTAGAAAAATTATTAAATAAAAAAGAGTTAAAATCTTTAAAAAAACAAAGAGATTCAAATGTTGTGTGGTTAAATGATCAATGGATTTATGATGAATTATGTCCATTAATAGCAATGGCTAATCAAAATGCAGGTTGGAATTTTCAATATGATTATTTTGAGGCAATACAATTTACAAAATATAAATTAAATCAATTTTATGATTGGCATTGTGATCCTTTTCCTGATCCTTATGTTAATCATAGTAATCCAAATTTTCATGGTAAGATCAGAAAAATATCAGCTATTCTTCAACTATCAGACCCAAAAGATTATAAAGGTGGTGAGTTAGAAATACAACCAAGAATTCACAATGATCCTAGTCACGTTATGCAAACAAAAAAACATTTTAAACCTAGAGGTAGTTTAATAGTTTTTCCATCTCATTTGTGGCATAGAGTTAAACCTGTCACAAAAGGTACAAGATATTCACTAGTGTTATGGGGATTAGGATATCCATTTAAATAAATATGTATAGTTTAGAAAGTTATATAAAAACATATTCTTTATTTAGTAAAGATTTTTGTAATAAAGCTATTGAAGAATTAAAAAAAGTTGAATATGAAAAAGGTGAATATTACAATCCTACAACTAAAAAAACATTTTCAAAGAAACAAGAAGCTGAGATGACTTTTAATGATTTTCCATCTAAAAAATATATAATGAAAAATTTATGGCACGGTATAAAAAAATACATAGGTGAATTAAAAGCACCTTACTATAATGGATGGAATGGATATTCTGATATAAGAATTAATAGATATAGTAAAGGTCAAAATTTTAATTTTCATTGTGATCATATTCACAATTTGTTTGACGGTCAAAGAAAAGGAATTCCTGTTTTAAGTATAGTAGGAGTTTTAAATGATGACTATATGGGTGGAGAATTTATAATGTGGAAAGATAAAACAATAAAATTAAATCAAGGAGATGTCTTGATTTTTCCTAGCAATTTTGTATACCCACATAAAGTAAATAGTATAAAGAAAGGAATCAGATACTCATTTGTAAGTTGGGTATGGTAAATATTATGGCAAAATCAGATCAATTACAAACATCAATTTATTTTCAAACACCAATTTATAATATTGAAATACCAGAATGGGTAGATCATATTGATAAAGTTTGTAATAATTATATAAAACAAGCTAAGAAAAGAAATGAATCTATCATTAAAGATAGAGAAAAAAGATGGAAGAAAAAAGTTGGAGATATAACTTTATCACATCATTCAGAAAGTATGATAGGAGATCCTAATATTAGAGAGTTTCAAGACTATATTGGCGCTACAGCTAAGAATGTATTAGATCATATGGGATATAATTTATCTTTATATGAATTAATGTGGACTGAATTATGGGTACAAGAATTTTCTAAAAAAGGCGGTGGTCATCATGAAGGTCATATTCATTATGATAATCATATATCAGGTTTTTATTTTTTAAGATGTAGTGAAAGAACTTCTGTTCCTTATTTTAAGGATCCTAGATTATGTAAAGTTGGATTAGATATGCCATTAAAAAACCCTGAAGAAGTTTGTATGGCTTCTCCTTTAATACATTATAAACCAAAACCTGGCACTATGATTTTCTTTCCAGCGTATTTAGAACATGGTTTTACTGTAGATGCTGGAGTAGATGATTTTAGATTTGTTCATTTTAATTTACAATGTGTAAGAACTTTACTTACAAATCATTTAAAAGGTTTAAATACAAAATAATGAATGTTGAAAATATATTTACATCATTTCTAATACAAACAAAATTAAAAATAAATCATAAACAGATAGCAGGTATATGTTTAAATGGGTTAGAAACAAACGATGATTATAATCAAAAAAATATATTTCATAATGTATCATTAAAAAATCAATTAGAACATTTGTTTGTTGAAATTGATAAAATAGCAAACGAGGCTCATAAAGTTTTTCAATATAAAGATAGTACAAAACAAGTTTGTATTGATGCTTGGATTAATAAACAAAACTCTTTTGAAACATCTAGACCTCATCAACATCCTACAGCTGATTTAGCTATTGTTTATTTTCCTATGGCAGAAAAAGGTTGTGCTAATTTAGAATTTTTAAATCCAAATTCTAAAATACAATATACAATACATGAGGGATTAGTTGAGCAATGGAATAAATATAATTCAAGTACATGGAGTATTGTACCAGAAACAGGAAAAGTAGTAATATTTCCAGGTTACTTAATACATTATGTAAAACCAAATACATCTAATAAAGAAAGATTATCAATAGCATTTAACTATAAAACTGTAAATAAATTATGATAAAAATAAAAGATAATTATATAAAAAAAGAAGATATGAAAAATATAAAAAATATGTTTTTAAGTAATTTATTTCCTTGGTATGTAAATACCAATAAAACTTCTATAGACCCAAAAGAATACACAAAAGATAAAAACGATTACCAACTTACTCATACATTTGTAGCTAATGGTGAAGTAAATTCTAACGCTTATGAAAATCTATTACCAATTATAAATAAAATGAAAGTTAAAAACTTTATAAGAATTAAAGCAAATTTAGTTCCTAATACAGATAAAGTCTATAAGTTTGAAAAACACAAAGACCAAGATTTTGACTGTAAGGCAGCTATATTTTATATAAACACAAATAATGGTTTAACAATTTTTGATAAAGAAAAAGTAAAGGCAAAAGAAAATAGAATGGTATTTTTTAAAGGTAATCAAATTCATCAAGGTACAACATGTACAGATCAAAAATTTAAATTATTAATAAACTTTAACTACAATTAATTATGAATTGGAAAAAAGATAAATTTACTGTTATTAAAAATGCTATTAGTCAAGATATGGCTGATTTTTTAAAAAACTATATCTTAATGAAAAGGAGAGTTTTGCAGACTTTTAGAACTACTAATAATATTTCTTTATTTAATAAAGATTGGGGAACATGGGAAGATCCACAAGTACCCGCTACTTACTCACACTATGCTGATATTGCTATGGAAACTTTATTAGCTAAATTAAAATCTAAAATGGAAAAAACTACAAAGTTAAAACTTTATGAAAATTATTCGTATGTTAGAATATATAAAGATAAAGATGTCTTAAAAAGACATAAAGATAGATTTAGTTGTGAAATATCAACTACATTAAATTTAGGTGGAGATAAACCTTGGCCAATTTATATAAACCCAAATGAAAATGAAGGTAGTATTAATGAAACAACAGGTGAATATATTCCATCTAAATCAAAAGGTGTTAAAGTGAACTTAAAACCTGGAGATATGTTGGTTTATAGAGGTGATTTATTAGAGCATTGGAGAGAACCATTTAAAGGTAATTATTGTGCTCAAGTATTTTTACATTATAATAATAAAGCAACTGAAGGTGCAGAAGAAAATGCTTTAGATAAAAGACCTCATTTAGGACTGCCTAGTAGATTTAAAAGAGCTGAAAAGAAAGTACCTGTAAGACCAGGTGTTATGAATAAAGTATTGAAGTATTAAAAATGAAAGATTTTCCTATAATTAGGATTGATAATTTTTACAAGTTTTCAAAAGGCGAACACGCAAGAATAAAAAAGAAAGTTATCGAACAAATTAAAAGACACGACTGGAATAATAATTATGTTCTTGAAAAAGATAATTTTACTAAAAAACTATATAATCAATTTGTAGATACTTCTAAAGAATATTTAAAAGACTTTCAAATAAATAAGTGGATTAATAGAAATAGTTGTTTTGCAGTGGCCTCTAATAAAGATTTTATACCATCTGTTAATTGGCACAATCATATTTTAACATCAACTATAAACTCTGTTTATTATTTGGAAATACCTAAAGATATGAAGGGTGGTGAAATTGAATTTAAAAGTAAAAGAAAAGATGTATTAAAAATTACACCTAAAACAAATGAGTTGTACATTTTTCCAGGTTGGATGTGGCATAATCCAATAAACGTAAAGTCTAAAGAATTAAGACTTTCTATTAATATGGAAATCTGTTGTATTGATAGAGTTGAAGATATTTTTAGCTCTCTTACATAAACCAGTAGATTTTTTTGTTTATAGTAATATAATCAACTAATAACAAAATAATATTATGCCATTAACTCAACTTAATTTTCAACCTGGTTTAGATACTGAAAACACCGAAACTGGTGCGGAAGGTAGATGGACTGATTGTGATAAAATTAGATTTAGAAAAGGACTACCTCAAAAAATAGGAGGTTGGACTAAATATAGCGACAATTACTATGTAGGA